TTTGTAATTTCCAAATTTGCTTCCATATCGAACAGCGCGACCCATCGATCATATAGCCTACCAGTTGTAAGCTTCATAAACAGGCAATCGACTGTTCTCTTATAAGGAACAAGTTCTCCATTTTTCGCGGCAGGAGTATATATCTGATCATACTCCAAAAACAGCTTGGCTATTGTGATGTTATTAAACTCATGTGAAAACGCTTTGAACACGTTCAGAAAGCTATCATCACCCGTGTACTTATCTCTCACGTTCTTACGAAAGTAATACAAATCATTGTATGGTTTTGACACCAACATGATCCAGGCAATACGCATCATTGCAGCATTTACTATGGAGTTGAGAATTAGAGTTAACCACCAACCTGAAGGCATCAGGCCTGGAACTTGCATTATAGCAGTCGTCATTCCTTCTCCAAAGTTCCACGAAACACGTATTAACGCAAAGATAGCGTGGCAGAAGAGCGCATAACGCTTCATCGAGATATTCTCATAAAAATCATCAAATATCCTGAGAGCAGCAAACGCGATAGACGCTTTAAAACGTCCATCCCAATCTTCCTCATCACCATCAAGTCCACAGTCATCGCCAACTTCCATCATCCACTTGATCATTTTGTCCCATTCCTGAGACGCACGATCTAGGCCTAATGTACTAAATGTTTTAGCGCGTGTTCGCTTAAAGAAAGCTGCGAAAGCAGCAAACTGTTGCTTATTATGTAGAAAACTCGAAAGAGAGCCTGCACAGAAAAGCCGGGTCTTGCCAGCTTGCACTTTCTCAATCTTTCGTCGTTCATCCTTCAAAGTCGCCAAGAAGGGATCAGTTGGTACAATTCCATTCGCTAGAAGTTCTGTCCAGCGATTATACGACATCTCTGCCGCTTCTCCAAGTTTCCATTTTCCTTGTATTCCAAGCATTTCATCCTTGATCAATACCTTATTCTTCGCACCACGCAACTTCGGGTCAAGACTAAAGGGATAACCAGATGATGTACTAGCGTCGACTGACTCAACTTCTCCGGGTATGCCATTTAAGGCTTCATCCAGGGTGAGAACATATGCGCGATCCTCAGGACCACGCACAGCTCTCAACTCTTCAATTATTGAATCAATTGCCATTTCCATCGGTTCGACAGGAAACTGCTTAGTAGCTTTTCCATATTTGTACAATCCAGTCCTCATAGGGTCTAAATTTCCTTTTCGATGTAAAAGGGCAGGCATGGTTGTGTGTAATTGTATGCCATCATGTATAGTCGATGGTCTCAATGCAGTATCAGTGCTTCCTGTAACATGTCGATCACAATATCCAACGAGCTGACACTTATTAGGTGCTTCTCCATGCTCAAGTTGAACATTTTCATATGGAAAGGAATCTTCACGAGAAATTCGCATCTTCCAATTAAATTGAGCTATATAGCCCAAGAGCTCCATCTTATTTACCATGCAGGCAAAAGAGAGCTCCTTATCGGTTTTATCTCCACTCTCGTGAATTCCAATGATCTTCTGAGATCCTCCCTCGGCGACAGTTATTATGTTGCCGCAATCACCTTGTCGATGATCATGTCGATACGAAAAGTCACAAAACACAATTCCATGATCAAACTGTACCATCTGTCGCCCACGATTTACAGGGCAACCATAGATGGTAAGCTGTTTCGTCATTGGGTCACGACGCGAAGTGTAGCCCATACAATTACGAGTTAGCGGTTGTTCAGCGAAACTCTTAGTAATATCGGCAAACACCTGTATATGCTCAGGAAAGGCAATCAACGCCAAATCTACGTCTTTCATTTCAATTATGTCACAGTCTTTCTTATCAACCGTGTAAATTACTTCATCACCAGCGCGCTCACTGCACAGCTCAAATATATTCGAGAGCTGCACAAAGTGCTTGACTGTCAACATGATTCGTCCTTTTACAAACAAACCATTAACAAACTGGCGATTTTCATTTCGTATTATGAATTGATTTCGCAATATTTTTCGCAAAGTATTTTCCTCTTGTTCTCCAAGTTCCTTTGTTCCGGTAGCTCGTGAGAATATGGGTTTAGCAGTTGCTTTGGGAGTCATAGTTTCTCCAGACTCCTCAACTTTCTTTCCAAGCATAGCTCCAATAAGCTTATATACAAGATAGATGGTTGACGCGAGACACACAGTGGCTGATATTAACCACAAAAGCGTGACTCCAGCACCAATCCATGTTCGCAAGAAAGCGATCAAATCGGTTGCAATTATCACGCGTGCTTTATGCACTCTAGTCCATTCCTGTTCTTCCTCAGTGATTTCATCTTCTTCACCAAAAGGATTTTTGCTTTGTGTCGCCTCAAGCTGAGCACATGCATGATCCATGCGTGCTTCCGCTTCCTTAAATGCGAGTGTTTTCTCAACTGATGATATTTTATCCAGGTCACCAGTCTCACCGGCTTCTTTGGTGCCAAACAAACTCACTGAAAATGGTGTCAAACTCGCGGTAGCTTGTTGCACACGCGCTTCCTCACCTTTAGACGTTGGCATTGCAGCGTTATACAAATCAAGAAAATTGTTAATGGGTTTCACATATCGATGTTCTTCAAGTGAATCCAACACATCATTCTGCATGCGCATGTGTTTCTCATAATCAGCACTAAGAAATTCTTGCAATTGCTTCGTAGAAAAAGTTTCATGATCCAATGATGGTCTAAGTTTTTCAAACTCACCTGTCGGATGCACACGCTTCACCGTGTATCTAATGTCCTTATTCCACTTACTAGCAACTTCTATCACTATACCAAGACGACGCTTCAACGCAATCTTGTCAGCAATCTGCTTGCAATGGGAAAAATCCTCAAAATTTGAACACAATACCACCAAAGGAGAGTTAAAAGATGTTCCTTTAACTCCAACATTCGGATCGTTAAGAGACGCATACGGCGGAAGATAATCAGCGTTAGAAACGATTGACATCAGCTCACCAGCACACTCATCATCGACTTGTGCTCCAAAATCATCATAGACAAAGATCTTATGTTTGTCTGGATTATAACCGTCAAAGTATTCACTAGCAGAATTGCGAGTATATGACATTCCACGTATTTGACGCAGGGTGCCTCCTGTTATTCCGGAGACTAAAAGTGGCCAAGTAGTTGATTTACCAACACCAGGTTTGCCAAAAATAGTTATGACATATGGTATTGTACGAGCTCCCAATGTTCCGGGAGACATGCACGCAGCAATATTGTTCTTAAACTGCCGATGCATACGGGACACTACTTCATTTGGAGTAAACTCCACATTGATATAGTGTTCTGCATCTTTCCACTTTTTATTAAAGTCATCAAACGCACTAGCTGAAGCACTATTCTCACCTACAAGAAAATTCATGTAGGCTTTCTTCATATCAGCAATGGGATTATTTTCACCCATAGCCTCAGATGCGTAACGCTTCTTCGGGTCTGTATACTGGAAGAACTTTGTCATCCAGTTTGGTAAATGTCCAAGAAAATTGTTGATCAGTTCATGGACATTTTTCCAGCCAGTCATCATAGTGTTAAAATGCTTAACCAGGTCAAGTATTAAACCCGGAGTTTTCACGAGTTTCCTCAAGTGAAAAATTTCAACAATAAAGTGGGGTAAACCACTCTCCTTCTTGCCTCGAAAGATAGACTTGAGTAACCCATCCTTCTTCACATCGACTTTCTTTTCAGTCACAGTACCATCAGGTTCTGCAATGTCTTGATGCATTGTGCACTTATCAGGTGCAATATAGACGATTGATGTTTTATTCGTCTTCTCATACATACGTTTCTTTTCTTTTGTAGCCAGAAAATCAAGTGTTTCTGGAGCGTATACCGCGAGACTATCGCGAATCTTCTTGATGAATGGAGCAAGCACGCCCTCACATGATAACATGTACAAAAGGACACCTCGCTCTAACAAACTATCAGTTGTTAGAAAATTGTAGATAGTGTATATCGTTGTTACTGGTATTAGCTTCCAGCCTGAGATTATGATCTGAGCAGCTTCAATTATGTTATCCCAAAATTTATGCAAAAGCGCATCTTTTGCCACATGCCAAAGTCTTCTGGCAAGCCAGGTTTTTATGGTTTTGCCAATTCCAAGTATTTGCTTAGCAAAGCTCATAACTTGTTCTTTGATGGCATCAGCACCAACTTCTTTTTGTCCTTGGTGGACACGTGTTGTAATCAGATCATTCATCGCTCGAGAGTTCGCCATTGGTATACGACGAACATATTGTCGTGGCTTGACTTCTTCAGTCGGTATGTTAGCCATAGCTACATCCTGAGGGGGCAGGGCTGCCCAACGTCGCTCCGTTGGCGGTGCCGCTTGCTCTACAGCGGTAAATTTCTTCGCACTCGCTTCAAATGTTCGCGGCCTAAGAGTGTGCGTGTGCTCAAAGCGCGTATACATTTTGTTTTTACACAAATTGCAACAACGCACAGTAGCATCAATCGTCACATCACTCATTCGTTCGGTGCGGGTCGCACCGCATACAAGACATGCAAATTCTTCAAAATTGCCAGTATGTTTCTCTGTTGTACAGTGACATATGACTTCCAAATATGATGGAATAGCAGTCATGTTCTTAAGAACATTATTATGCTGGATGTAATCAGTGTATTTGAATCCATGAGGACAATTATGCCTCCTGTTATAAAAACGGATTCGATCTTCTACACTCGTTCCTTGATGGTCTGAGAACGAAAGCCATGGTGAGATTCCTTGTGGTTTTGAAACATAAGTTTCATATCGTTCAGATCTTTGTGCGACTCTATTTGCATATGCTTGCTTCTTCTGATTTCGTCGCACATTGCAAGCATAACTTACTGCCATAGCTTGATTTGCTTTTGTTCGCATATCGAGTTCATTACTTTGTTGTTTTTCATGAACAGCAGCCTTAGCAGCTTTTCGCTTAGAATATTTTTCAGCTGTAAACTTATCAACTTCTAAGCCCTTACGCACTGGAGCGTAATTCTTTTCCACATTCCACACCTTCTTATCACTACGTCTAATGAGATTATTAGCTTCGGGGGTAAAGTCGTCGTTGTCGTTAAACAAAGACATGGTGAAATATCCGTGAGTGGCGTCCGATACCGTATGTCATTTCCAATACGCAATATCATGGCTCACGCGGGATAGCTTAAGCACAATTAAATGTGCTTAGTGGTCTTATATCTTAAACTATTGTCTGTTTGATCTCGGGTAAAAATAGATATAATAAAATTAAATCCGAAATACTAATCACTACGATTAAAAATATGGCCAAGTTATATATAATTAATAAAATAAAATAATAAATGAATGGTAAAATAATAAAAATAGTGTTAAAAGAGTAAATTGTAAACCATTAGATTCAATGCCCTGTGGGCGTACAAAAAGTCCGGGGG